GTCTATCTGATGCTAAAAATCTACCTTTTGTTTCTATAATTATGCCATTATTAAGTATGAAGTCAGGGGTATAGGTGCGATAAGCTAGATCTTCCCACTCTATCTTAACAGTTTCATAAGTAAACTTACACTTATTTTCTTTCAAGTAGATAGAAATCTTATGTTCTAACCCACTCCTATACCCATGTTTTAAGGCATTACGATATGCTCTATGTGGTGACACTAGAGTAATCTTCTCCATCCTGAAAAAGGACTGAACTCATAAGAGTTATGAGAGTATGTAACACCAAGAGCTTTCATCTCTTCTTTTACTGCCTCGTCTGCTAACTTCTTAGCTTCCATAGCTTCCCTTAACCCTTTAGTTCTCATCTCACGTAGAGTTTTCTTAGCCTCTGCTAATTCCTTCTCCATAGTTTCAATGTCTTTGTTAAGTTCCTCTATCTTTTTTGCATCGGTACTCACTATTTTACACTCCATATTTTTTTAGCTTCTTCTTTCATTTCTCCTGACCACATCCAAGAATCTAGATTAGGATAAACTAGAGAAGCTAACTCATGTCTATCATCACTTATAGACAAAAATTTCTGTATACTAAAGGCAATCTTTTTAAGTTGCTTTTTATACTGTGATAAGTTTGTCAATGTAAACGTCTTACATTCTTTTGGTGTAGCGAAGAATAAATCTACACTACTATCAGGGTATGCCATAGAATATAAAGCCATCTGTCTTTTCTGTGCCTCTGTAGGATTAGAAGGCATTCTTGTAGACGTTTTTAAATCTACAATCTTGTCAGTAAATCTGAAGTCAATATATCCCATGACAGGTACAGGCAAGTCATCAAAAATAACTTCAACCTTTTCTTGATAAGCTACAAGATTTTTATGATTAAAGTTTTCATCAATGACTTTGCCAAAGTCTTTCAATAACTTCTTTTCTTTTATAGTTTTAGAATCTCCTAAATCTATTTGTGATTCTGCACACAAGGACATAAACTTCATGTCCAAAAGATTAAAGTCAAAGCTACCTTTCTCATATTTATTAGCTAATGCAAACTCTTCTGCAATACCTCTTACTGCACTAGCACCACTAGAAGATTTAACACCATACAAGTATCTAGTAATCCACATAGGTAGATCACTAATGTAAGTGTTCATACTACTAGGTGATAGATAATTAATATTATGTGCCTTAAAAGGATTATTACTTTTCATTATGCTACATCTTCATTATCAATCTGCACAAACTGATTGACAGTATCTGCATCATCAGATGATATATTTGAGTTTACCTTCTCATCCCATGAACTCATAATATAACTATTATAATTTTCAATCCAAGATATAAAATCAGAAAAAGTTTTTTGATCTGCATCAGTTAGTGATAAAGTATTTGTAGTATCAAGAGATACTTTAGGAACAAAAAACTTATCACCACTAGGCATGGCTCTTGGATCACCTACTGCAGTTATATTATGTTGCACAGGTAGCTTTCTCATAGTAGAAAGTGTAGCAAAAGGTTTACCTACAATCTTAAATGCCTCACGATTATCTATCTCCCAAATAAAAGGAACATTCTCTACGTCTGTAAGTTTACCCTCTACTTCTGTCTTTACATCTTTCATACTTATTAATCCAAATATAACTCTAACTCTTTTTATTTGTTTAATTAAGTTCTGCATATCTGCAGGTAAAGATGCGAAGTCTTTTATGTAACCACTAGGTTTACCACAATTAAATGTGCCTTGATTATCTTTTAAATCAATATTTAAATTATCTGCCATAATAGTTTTATGAAAGATACCTAGTGGGTCACCCTTCTTAGGATTATTATTCTTAATAAATCTTTTATACATAAACCTCTGCATAAAAGGTCGGATGATAACTTCTTTTGAATAATAAGAAGTGTCATCAGGCACATCCAACTTATAAGAACCTGCCTTTATCTTTACCACTTCTTCTATCTCATCTCCTACTTGTTTCTCACCCATAATATTTTTATGTTGTAGTTTTAATCTAGCTAAACTACTACTCTTACTATCAGATGATTCTCCTGCTAGACCCATAGCTTTAGCCATAGCAGAGTAATTATCTGTATTAATTGTAACAACTTCGTTCATTATTTTACCTTCCTTTCTTTAAAGATTGTTTGTTATATCACATAATATCATTTGTGTCAAGCCAATTATTACCTATTTTCATATCTAATTTTAGAGGCACATTAAAATCAATTTGAAACTGATTGTCTATAATGTTTTTCATATTAGTATTGATACTCTTTAATATAAATACAACCCTCTGTTTCTCTTCAGGATGTACGTCTATCACAATAGAATCATGGACTGTGTTTACAATACATGACTTTAACGGACTCAACTGTTTCTCTATCTCCATCAGAACTACAGGTACAATATCTGCAGTAGCAAAACTTTGTACAGGATAGTTCTTTATCTGTGTGAAGTGAGATACTTTACCATTGGCATACCTCTGCATCTTGTTAAATGCAAACTCTCTACCTGATGGTGTCTTTATCATACCTGTATTCATAGCTTCTTGAGCCAATCTGGTGTGCCATAAGTTGACTTCTTTGTACTTCTCTGTGAAGTGCTTGTAGTATGTTGCTTGTGCAGATGATCTGCCAAATCCTGTTGCTCCGTAGAGTGGTGCAAACGTGTGTGCCTTCGCCTCTTGACGAGTAGTAGGCTCACCTGCATCACTAATAACACGAGCAGTATAACTATGCACATCAAATCCATCTTCTATCTCCTTCATTGCTACTTTATCTTGCGACAGAAATGCTGCAGTTCTAAACTCTAACTGTGCAAAGTCTGCCTCTAATATCTCTCCACCTTCCCAACGTGATATAAATACTTTCTTCACAGGGAATGTACCACCTCTAGGCATATTCTGCATATTAGGATCTGCTCCACTAAACCTACCTGTAGATGTTCTGTGTTGTAGTAATCTCACGTGTAACATACCATCAGGTTTGACATATGTTTCTATTCCCTCAACAAACGAGGACAAGTATGTGTCTAGTGCAGACAGTCTTTGTATATCTTGTAGAAAAGATTTAGCATCTGTCATGTGTCTATCTTTAGCCACACTCTGTAGTAATTCTAGATTAGTTTTATTTACACTAAAACCATTTGCACTTATCCATTTCTGATTAGGTGCAGAGAACTTTAATCCTGCAATCTCTTTTGTAGGTATGAATTTATATCCATTACCATCACATATAGGACACATACTAGGTTTAGAATATGGACTACCATCTTTCTTTATCTTCCTAATATATCCTGTGCCTTTACAATAACCACACTGTTCTGCTTTTGTCTTATATACTACACTAGAATTGTATGCTACATTATTTTTAAATTGTTTTTCATTCATGTTAGGATGAAAATAATTACCCCACGTAGCCTTGTCCTTAATCTTTCTACTATAAATGACCCAAGACATTTGTTCAGGACTATTGAGATTGATAGGTGTATCACCCATAAGTTCTCTTACCTGTGCAGTCAAACGTTCTTCTATATCTTTCTTCTCTTGCTCAAACTCTTGTTTAACTTCTGCTAGTTTAGTTTGATCTACCTTAAAACCATTCTTATATATCTTTGCAAGAGATACACATACCTTGTGTGTAAGTCTAACAGACTCCATAAGTCCTGCATACTCTTTACTATTTAATTTTTTATATTGAGCATCACATAGTTGTTGTGTTGCGTGTAAGTCTGCAGATAAATATTGACTCAACTCTTCTCTAGGTATTTCATCTGTGGCATAACCTTTGGCAAAGTATTGTTTCAAAGTATCTTCCTTCTTTGTTTCTAAGTCATACCTCAATGCACAGTCTTTCAAATGCAAAGGTTCTTTCAATCCTCTCTGTAATATATACTCTGCTAACATAGTACAGTAAACAGGACCGTCATATTTAAATCCTGATTCCCATAACCACATCAAGTCATATGCTATGTTGTGTCCTATGAGTATCGTAGCCTGATCTAGTAACTCCTGTATCTCAACATGAGGTGTACCATCTCTGTCCATACTATATAAATATTCATTGCCTTGATCAGTAAGACAACCCACCATGACTAACTTATTGTCAGGTTCAAACGGATCAAGGTGCATCTTACCATCTCTCTTGGTAACTGTATTCTCTACGTCAAGTGTTAGTTTCATTTGTTTTGCTCCTTCAATATATAATTATCTATAAAATGTTGTAGGTCAGACTTGTGCCTGTACCATTTATTCTTGTGTAGTATTCTCCAATTATCATTACGTAGTGTAACTACAAACTTGTCATTAATTAAAACAGTACCACTCTCATACTCCTGTACCTCTAGTCCTGCCTCAATAAACTTAATTAACTTACGTAGTCTCTGTGCCTCTCGTCTGTATGGATTTGAGTATTGTAATTTATGATCATTATCTAAGTCACATTGTTTAGCCTTTTGCTCTTCTTGTTTTAAATCTTCTTTTAGTTCAGGTATATCTTCTTTACTATAAAGATTGTCTGCCTTTTCAAGTTTTGCCCTGTGTGTATCCAAATATCTCATGGCATGAGCTAGTCTTGTTGTCTCATCAGAGAATGCACCTAGTCCTGTATTACAGTGATGACATATCCAACCTCTGAAAGTATTTGTTTCATGACAGTGATCCAACACCCATGTCTTCATTCTTATCTGTCCATACTTAGATAGTTCTTCCAAGTCTCTGTCACAGATAGGGCAACAGTAATCCTCACTAGGATATTCATTCTCCTTACGTAACTTTTTAATTATAGCCTTGTGTCCATTCTTACATGACTTACAAGTTCTTTTTATTTCACCTGACTTCATCGCAATGAATTGTGTTACAGGTTGTTCTATATCACACTTGATACACGTTATATACTTTGTCATGCCTGATACCTCGCTAACTTATAATCTAGGTCACAGATAATTTTACCATGCCAACCTGTAATTTTATTCTTGACAATGTTAAGATGACGCACACTATCTTCTCCATCTTTACCTTCAACAGGTGGGTTCTTGGCTATCAATATCATAACATCTGCCTCTGCTGCTTTACCTGTACGACTGCCTTCCATCATAGATTGGTTCAGTAATACTTTACCCTCTGCCTCTGCACTTAACTGTGACATATAAAAGACTGCACAGTTATATGCCTTACCTATCTGTCTAGCATGGATAGCATTAGCCTTCAATGCCTCATCCTGTCTAGCAAATCCTTGTGTAGTTGCAAACTTGTCTCCCATATCAAGGACAAGCACGTCAGGTTTGTATGCCTTGCAGATACTCTCAACCCAATTCATGTCCTTACTTGTGGCATCTTTGATGGATACATTCTTCTCCACCTTCTTCCACAACTCATGTGCCTGACTAGGTTTATCACGTATCTCGTGCATATTCATACCCACTGCTGCAGTTAGGTATCTTGCACCAACTCTCACTGCCTTCTCTTCATTACACAACACCACACACCTAGCACCTTGATGTGCAAAGCCTGTAGGAGAAGCGATTAAAGAGGCATGGAAGCTAGTTTTACCTGTGTTAGGTCTAGCACCTACCTCAATCAAGTGACCCTCATTAACACCCTCTAATTGATGCACCAATGATGGTATATTAAATGACCATCTAGTCTCTAGGTCGTTGCTCTTGATAAGATTCTCAATACTAAGGTCTTCCCAATCCACATTTAGATTAGGAATAAAGTCATCACCATAGGAATCAAGTATATTTCTAAGAGGTTCAAGTGTGGATTGAGTACCATTGACATAGTTAAAACCAATGTTAGCAATATCTTCACCCACGATTTGTTGAAATAATTTTGAAAGCACTTCTTGTGCAATGTCTTTTCCAAGTTCAGTCTCCTTCTTCAATGTAAGAAACATTGATTCGTATGCCTGTTTCTGTGCAGTAGTCAAGCTAGGATTAGATGATAAGAACAATGCCTGTATTTCATCTGTAGTAACTGTCCTATCATACTGTAACATAGCTTTATCTATGGTTGCTTTGATCTTTCTAACTTCTTTACTGAACAATCTATCAGGACACTTAGCACCTTTGTGATCTTCATAGAAATCTTTATTCATCAAAGTTTTAATTAACGATAGTTCCATTTAATAACTCCTTTAGTTTAGTTAAATCATTCTCTCTTCTATATTTTAAATCGTCTTCTAACTTTAACACTAAGACTTCGTTAACATAACTCCTAAGTTCTTTCATAATATTGAAAGACTTGTAACTAGCATCAGGGTCTAAAGCAATGATGACTGTTGAGAATTGTTGTAAATGCTCTCTGTGTTGTTGTGATAAAGATGTTCCTAACAAAGCAACCCCAACACACCCCTCACTATCAAGCACAGATGCACTCACACAATCCTCAACAACCACTGCAACGTTACCTGTTCCAATAGAAAAAGGTACGTTACTATTCCCATATCGTTTCCATTTAGGGTTTGTAAATTTACTAGTTGCTCTTCCAACTGCATCTACAATTATCCCTTTGTCTCTTATGGGAAACACAATCCTCTTTTCTTTTACGTCAAAGTACAGAGGAATACTCTCATAGTTTATCCCATACTTATGGGCAAACTCTTTTACTTCTTGCCTACCTGTGTGATGAACCACGTAGTCAGGTAGATTAAATTTATTCTCATCTTGTTGCACCAAGTTAAAGTAGTTTCTAATATCGGCAACTGATAATGTTGTTCTTGTAGAACCTGACACCTTGCATGATGCCTTGTAACAATTCCATAGCAACTGTCCTACATTGTTTGTGATTGTAAAAGTTTTATATCCACCACAGTTAGGACAGTTCATTCTTTTTGTTTCTCCACTTGCTAATTCATCTGCTATGTTGTTTATTATATCCATCATCGTGGCACATCCATAGTGCTTTTAACATAGGTTTGTCTTTTTGTCAAGGCATTTTCTGCAGATGCATAAGTATTTTTCATGTAAGGCTTTACACTATTGGGTGTAGAATGCCCTGTAACTGACATAATCTGTGCCATAGAGACACCTGCCTCAACCATTTCTGTTGTACCTGTCCTTCTCAGGTCTGCTATACGTAGTTCTTTTGGTAGTCCACACAAGTCTAACACCCTTCGTGCTACTTTTGATAGCCTGTGTAGGGTGTAAGGCTCGTATGACTTACGTCTAGCAAAGGGATATGGTGCTACCCATTCTTGAAAACCAAACTCTTCCTTCTGTTGTATTAACATTTCTAGTAAGTCTTCACTTATGGGTAGATGCACCAATGCTCTACGTTTAGATTGCTCAAGATTCAATACTCCTGTATCAAAATCTATGTTGCTAAACTTTAACATTCTCATGTCTCCAACTCGTTGACACCATTCATATGCCATCTGAACTATTAGTCCTAAGTTCCTGTATTCAAAGGATAAATAGCATTCATCTAAAAAAGTTTTGACCTGCTGCCTTGTCCAAGTTACACGTCTATTGTGTGTTGTTTTGCATTTAAATGTCTTGAACGGATTAGTTTCTGCGTAACCCATTTCATTTGCATATGAATACATTTTCTTGGACACAGAGCATATGTGATTAGCAAAAGACACACCTCTCTTGAGCCATGTCTCGTATGCTCGTCTAGCTTTTACACCTGTAAAGGTAGACACTCTTGATCTAGACACGTGCCTACCATTCACAGGGGTGGATAACATCTTGTCTAAGAAGTAGATGTAATCCTTTTGTGTTTTACTTGCTAGAAGTTTGAAGTCTTGTGACTCTAGGTATTTGTCTTTTAGTTCTAGAATATTCATTGTTCTCCTTTCTTACATCCCATATATTAAATGTGGGTATAGTCTTATCAGGGATCAAACTCTCATGTTCTCTGTCAATTAATTCTGAAAATAGTTCGTAGCTTTTATCTTCCATGTTACACCTTCCATGCTATATAAATACATAATGCTATTATCAATAGCTTAC